TTAATTATTAGCTAATTTTTTTGTAGTGGCAGATGGTTTACCAATAACCATTTGCATACCGTCCTTGGTTTTTTTCATTGATTTCATAAGTGATCTGGCTGCTACAGGTAGCTGACTATATTTTTTAACTAAATAACCACCTTTAACTTTTTCTATCACACCATCTTTTTCAAGCTGTTCAAAATCAATTGCAGACACTTCTTTAGCTTTCTCAATTAGAGTTTTTAGCATTTCGTCGCGTGAAGGCATACCATCATTCATCTCAAAATCTCCGATTAGCTATCACCAACTAATAGTATAAGTATTTTCCACACTTAACTCAACGGTATAGTAGCAGTAGTACTCCAAACGCAGCCGTACAATACCCTACAGCCTAACAGTTATGATTACAATAAAATAGGAAGAAATATGGCTGTGGACATCAAATCCAAGGAAACTACTTCAATACCAGCTTGGCTTGACAATGTTCATCTTACCAAAGGGAAGGAAATTATTGTTAAATTTTTCGATATTAATGACCATTTAAATCAGACGGCAATTTTAAAACATAAAAACAACCTAATTAACCAGTATATTCTAAGTCATTAAAAACTGACCCTTTCTTTGAGGAAAACAAATACAACTGGCTGGTTAGCTTATCAATTTTATAAGATATCCTCAAAGATACCGATAAATTATTTTCATTCTTAAAGTCTTCGAAAACTAATCGTTTAGTTTCATCAGGCGAAACGTCGTCATGTTCAAAATTTAAAAAATAAGAAAAATGACTCATAAACATTTTAACATTAAAATAAACTTCGGAAATATCATGCTCGATATTATGTATAGATACATCGAGATCTCTTTTATAATCATAGCCTAAAGATTGGATTTGAGTATGACATTGATAAAATACAAAGGCAGCGTCTTTAAGCTTTTGAGAATTAAGATTTAGATGCTCTCTGAAATCCTTCAAAGATTTAACAAGAGCTTCGGTTGGCTCATTTTTATCTATGAAGGCTCTATAAATTGTTTCAAAGCTATCTATAACATTACAAGCATCAAGCAAGCAATCGGAAACTGTATTAGCATGATTAACTTTGAGATCGAGTGCAAGAGCAAGCACTTTATCTTTAACAGAATGGCGTTTCCAATCTTTGGCAATAAGATAACCACCCAACGCTGCTCCAGCCATTGCCAGGTTACAGAAAGCAGAGATCCAGTCAGTTAGGTTACTTTTCTCAATTTCACCTTTGTAGAGAGAAAAGACGAATGAAGAGAATATAGATAAAAGAAGTATACCACCAAAAATCTTATATATTATTTTCATGATTTATATCTCATTAGAGCAGTCCCCTTTAATGATAAATGAAACTTTAAGAACCATCAACATAAATCACCAACCAAAGCATTAACTACCAGACAATAAAAGTACAATGATTCGAATGATATCCCCTAAAGGTAGTTGGAAAACAACGATTCCAAAGTAATCGAGTAAAGGTACAATAACATAGCTATATGCTAAAATTGCAACACATACATAGCCTAATGCATTACGCCAACTGTAACCCTGTTTAATCTCTTCTCTGTTAGTTTCATTCACATCACTCGCAACTTGTTTAGTACCTTCACTTTTCTTCTGAAAGAAGCCTACCCCTGCCTTAATCAATTCTAAAATTATACTAATCATTCAATAATCCCCACACAATACACCCAGAAGTACTTTCCTTTGACGAACAATTTTGTACTGTCTATTAGGTAAACGTCCGTTTTATCAGTCCTCAACTTCCATTCGAGCACGTCATTTTTAAACCCCTGTGGTTTCTCAAAAACCACGTTCATATATGTGAGGCATTGCACCTCAGATTTTTTAAGGAGCTTTTTAAACTTTGGCCCTAAAAAACAAATATCAGTTGGCATACCATTAGCATAAACCGGGATGCCATCCAGTGAAATATATGGCGTGAGTTCACCATAATGTTTTTCATAAAAATCCATTTATTGTCTCCGTAATGTGAATGTACCTCGGATGTCATTCAATATGAGCATTGCACCGCGTTCTGCATTTGCGTAAAAATCGTATATCAGTTGTCGCCGTTTACTCTCTCGAACACCAATCACTCTTTTCTTTTTTTTCTTCTGATTAGTATCAATTAATCGTTTCTTACCATTTTGAATAACCACTTTATATCTACCATTAGTAAGATTCGCCTTCAGCCCTGAAATGTTGCCCTGCCGCGTTAAACGTGCATTACTTGTTGGGATGTACTTCTCATGTGCTGATGGATGTACTAATACATCGTAAAGGTACTTCGCCTGTAGATCTTTAATGATGATGTTTGCAGTTACACCCGTACCAGTTTTTCTATATGTGAAAAGTACTGCACGATTAGTAAATGGTACTGGCCCTTTATCAACTGACTGGGATATCTCCCTCTGTAATTGGATTGATAATGCTCGTGCTCTGTTAATTAGTTCTTTTTGGAAGTTCTGACCCAATTGTCTTCCCTGAGTGTTTAGATATGCCGTGGCATTACCAATACCTGTTATGTTTCCATTAATCATTTATATTTACCTCACAGATAAGAACGCACTTCTTGCATGATGTTGAAGATTTTCGCTCTCTCATTAAGTGATGGTAATTTACATTTATGAATGACTGCATAGTTCAGACAATTTGGTTGTAATCCTTCACATACAATGAGGGATAGTTCTGCGAGTAGCGTTTCGTTCATCGTTGGGAATGCCCATAGCACCACCCTCTCGTACTCAGCCCCTTCATCAATTAGCTTATTAACAGTAGTGCTACTACTTGAGTAATCCCGCCAACCGTTTTCAATGGAGTTAGGTTTGATCTTCTTAAAGTTCTTAACTCGTTTATAAATCTGCTTACTGCCATAGTACACCTGCCCCGTTTCGGGAAAACGAAACATGTAGATGAAACCAGCATAACTGCCATCAGTCAAATCTTCCTCTGTCCAGTCTCCTGTATATTTCCATGCATTCATACATAAATACCTTTATTAATAATTTATAAGGTATTTAGTAAATGGATTTAAAAAACAGATTAAAGGAATATGAAGGTACTAAAGAGTACCAGGCGAAACTGGGTTATTTTAGGAATGGTAAGTTCTGGCCTTACAGTGATTCGTTAGGATTTAGTACAATTGGGTACGGTCATTTGATTAGCAAGACGGAAAGTTTTAAGCAGGGATTGACTGAGTTAGAGGCGGATCAACTACTATCCCGAGATCTTGCACATGCAGTAATACAGGTTCAATTACTGGGGTTAAATGTTCCAGATGACTGGAATGATTTTTTAATCATTATGGTATTTCAGTTGGGATTAGGTAGCGTTCAGAAATTTAGAAAGATGATTGCAGCTTTGAAAGTACATAACTATAAAGAAGCAGTTAAGCAGGCTAAAGACTCATTGTGGTACAGACAAACACCAAACCGTGTAAACGATATGATTGCACAACTGAGAAATAAATAACAAAGGGGCATTACGCCCCTTTTGTATTTTCGAGAATGGTTAAAATTTTTTCAACCTTCAAATTCATCTGGTTAATTTGACTTTCCAGACTTTTAAGCATTTTCTTCATTTCGTCTTGTTCTGCTTCTAAACGCTCAATAGTACTTTCTGCAAGTACAATTTTTGTTTCAATAGTGCCAACTCTTTTAAGTAAATCTTCTGTATCTGAAGTTTTATCTCTATATACAGTCCATACAAAAGCCAGCCCCGCAACAACACATGCTGCAATTGTCCATAGATCCATTAAGTACCTCATTATTATTTTTATTATTATTGTATTTAGTACCCGGTGAAGTATGTGAGTGCGATACGTAATCCACCGTTACCCATCGCAGTACGATACGGTTTCTGATACCTGTTAATGTACTGCAACTGAAATTGGGTACTACTGAGACGGCGAACCAGCAGACCAGAGTACCCACCCTGAGTACCATCGGATGAGATGTTGCCAGGACACTGACTGATGCATATCCACGGATCGGCAAATGCAGTATTCAGAGTCAATGTTGTAGCAAGATCGTGTGATGACGGTACGGTAAAAAAATCCATGATCCGTGGCATCGTCCCGGCACTGGCAGCACTCCATGTTAGCTGGCCTGCTGCATTGAACACATCGAGATAACCGCTCTGGATTCCTGCCGTATTGCTACTTAGCATGAACCGCCCAGTATTGGCCTGATAGAGTGATGCACCCGGAAAACAGTAGCTACCATTCACCTGTGGTTGATACCATCGCAGCCCGTCAGCGGGGAAGAAGTCCGATGCGAGGAAGCCCAGATTACCACCATCCCCAAAATCACTACTGAACCGATAGAAACCAGTATCTGACAAGCCCCCCATCGCTTTAACGGTACTCATCACAATAGATTTGTTATCTGAATCAATAGTGAGTGCACCGTTTGAATTGTAAACCTCGAAACCTGACATGGTTCCCCCTACACCTCAAATTTATAAACATCGAATGTTAGTGTTGCCGTGTACGGTGATGAGACTGGTAGGTACTGCACTGTGAATGCATTGTTGCCCGGTATGCAGTAGTAATCGTTCCAGTACAGACTGGTACGCAACACTGCTAACCATCCATTAGGACGCATACCCTGTACTGGTACAGACCAGGCGTTAGCACCTGGCCCCACATTCAGGTACACCGTACCGATAAAACGCATGTTGTAATCGCCAACATCTACAACCAGCCTCCCGTACTGATCCCAGCATTGTAATCCCTGCATAACTCACCATAACCCCATACGTACACGTAATATGCCATTATTATCAAAAATCTGAATAACATTATTATTAATTACTAATCTACCAGTACCGCCATTACCATTAATATAGAAAGTACCATCCTTATTAATCTGCCAACCAGAATAGTTTGGATAGTAGTTATTACTCTGAATCGAGTTGGCAATCTTCGCATTGGTAATTGCACCATCCTGAATTTTCGCATTAGTAATATGTCCATCAACAATCTTTGATACCGTAATGGAAGCATCACTGATTTTTGCAGTACCAATACTGGCATCGGCAATGATTGCATTATTCAGATATGTCATACCGTTATAAACAGCGAATGGTGCTACTGCATTAGTAGTAACGCCATAAGTGGGCGAAATGATAAACTTATCAGCAGCAAAATAAATCGCACTGGTATTAGTAGCTCCCGTACTGGCAAGAAGTTTGAAACCAGCAACTACCCCATTTGCGTTTACGCTCATCGTGTAGGAACTATTGACCGTTGCGGCATCTGCCTTAGTACTTAATTGTGTATTAACACTACCAATCTGGTTGTTGAAAGTACTTTGCAACTGAGATAGCGATTGTGTCTGTGCACTATTATTATTTACTACTGTCTGCGATAGATTTGCAATTTTAGAGTTATTATCCCCTACTCCCGATTCAACGATACCGATACGTTGACTCATTGCACTATTGTTATCAGTAATTTGAGTCTGAAGTAGTGTCTGACTGGCAGAAATTTTACTATCAAACTCCTGTTTCGTCTGAGTTACTACCGTATTAGTATTCGCATATGCAGCCGCAATTGCATCATCAAGCGTATCAGACAGGCGTGTATTGAGATTGAGAATATCATTAATGTTCTCAACATCCTGTTCTGAGAAATGATAATCACCACTCACCGTGATAGTACTCTCTGGTGTATAGTTCAGATTATCGATGCCGAATATATCGTAATGGGCGATCTTAACGCTATATGTACCTGGCACTAAATTAAATGAGGTAAATTGTGGTGAAGCCGTATTCATATTCATTACAGTACTGTTCACTGTATTCTGAATACTGATATAAGTACCGACATAATCACGTTCTAACTTCGTATCATCCCAATCGACAAACAGAGATTTGTAACCGGGAGCAATTTTATAACTACCTGATGGTGCTTTGTGCTGTTTGTTCTCAACGGTGATCTTCACCTCTTCAGAGTACGTACCGCTCGTATAGCCCCTTGCGATGATACCAATGGTAGGTCTACGAATCTTCGCGGCGTTCTTCTCGAACGTGAAATCAAAGCTGGGTTGTTGTGTGTAGTAGGTGTACGCGAGAGTAGTACCGTTATAGATACGAACCTCATAATGTTTGAAGTACTCAGAGAAGGTGCGACCGTTCACCTTCAGGTTAGTCTGGTTGTTCCATGCAATGTTGAAGTCACCACTATCTGTCTCATACTGGCTGACGGTACTATTGACCAGATGCAGACCAGTAACAGCAGGTAGTGCAAAGTTGTATGCAGGGATGATACCCAGTAGGGTTAGCTTCTCACTAAGTAGACCAATGTTATTGTAAGCACATACCGCATAGTCGTACTTCTCATCCGTACTCAATCCGTATAGCTCAAAGTCTGTTTGGTACTTTGAGGTACTACCCGCATACGTCCAGTTTGGTGCAGTACTGAGACGGTAGTAGACATAGTAGCCGCGAAGGTATGGATCGGTACTGCCCCTCCAGCTCATCTCCACTACAGAGCCGCTCGTTATGTTCCCCATACGGTTAACTTTGAGATCCGTTGGAGGCACTACAATTAATGCCGGGAAATTGATTGCCCCACCGGGAGACCAGATACCTGGATCAACACCATCAAAGATCGAATCTGGGTACTCAACGGCACTAATGGTTACATAACCGATACTTTCCTGATTTGTTGAAATATCTTTGGATAGTATTTTAAACTTTCCATTAATTGCTAATTCATCATTTTTAACTTGAATTGAGTCCCATACCTTCAAGTCCCAGCCTTCACTGGTAGTGAAGCTGATAGTACGTAAGGCATACTTAGCTTTGAGTACTTCAGTATTCACCATGCGTGCTAATGTATCTTGATCATATACCCAAGTGTAATCACGGCTAAGGGTAATTACCTGCCCATCTGTTTTTACTGCTTCATCAATACTGATATCAGAGGGAATGCGTAATACGTCAGTCTGGTATCGTGAGCCGGGAGAGGCGTTAGTATATTTTGCGTCAATGGTATTGAAATAATCACTACTACCTGAAGTAGTGATTGATATCTTGCCAAACATATTGTGCTCATCGAATGATGAAACTGATAATGTTTTACGATCAGTTGCCATGCAGATTTGACCAGCATGGACATACATAATGCCACCAAAAGATTGAAGTATATTTTCAATATTCTGCTTATATGAACTCTGATAACTTATTGCACCATTGGCATAATATTCCATCTGGCTACAGTAAGCTGCCGCTTCTTTGAATGTATTGAGATTAATCAGATTAGGATCGATACCCATACCATATACATTATCTGTCAGATAATCATATATAATTGAAGGTGGATTCGAAGTAGCGAATTTCGTACCATCAACGAGTGAAAATATTTCCTGACCTTTCAACTCCACCTGCATAGTGAACTGATCATTAACTAAAAGGTTTTGCTCTAAACTATCTTGATCTTTTTTAATGACTGCCGAAATGCTAACAATGCCTTTACCTAAAAATTTATCTGTCCACTTAGGCCCGGCATATTGTTTAGCTAACGATTTCGTACTTATATAGTCACCACCAAACGTAACTTCTAATGACAGATAGGGACGGTACTTAGCAGCAATACTATTAACATCAGCAATACCATCCTGAGTAATGGGAGCGGCAAGTACCGGTTCACCATCAATATAGATTTGTTCAACATGCTTTTGTACGCCCGTATGACATATTGCCTGTTCACTGAATAGATACTGTGAATCACCATTGAGTACGTTATACCAACTACAAATTGAACCAGTTAAAATAAAGCTACCACCTGATACTCCATTGCGGTGTGGTAGTTCCCCGCCATATAGTACTGGCAATCCAGTTGTACCCGATGTACTGCGACTGAGGGTATCGGTTACATCACCATATCCCTGGACTGAACCAGGTAACAGACTCGTCAATAATGTTGTTGAAATTAATGATACACCTGCTGCTGCCGCACCCCAACCAATTGCGGCGAGGGCCGTGCCCCCAGTAAAATAAATGGCCGCAGCAACTATAACTCCTGATAGGACGGCACTAATTATCCCTAATCCACCACCTTTTCCCATTTAACTCTCCGTGTTCTGTAAAATGCCCCATCCGTGGGCTTATTAATTAATTCAAATCCATCGTGTGACTCATTCACACCTAACAGACGGCCAGAAACATAGACACCCATAATTAGTGGATTATCATTATCGAGCCAGATATCACCATCAATGGCAATTGATACTTTATCACAATGTTGTTTAATAATATCTTGCGTACTATCAAAACCTAATTTGCTAAGTTGCCGCATACCGCCCTTAAGCGTTTTGTACTTTGCAATGCTTGCCCAGTTAGTACCAGCAAATAAATCAACGATACGTAAAGCAACAATATTGCAATCGTTCTTACCATATTGATAATCACCATTGAGTGCGTGTTCGACTATTTTCATAATCTCATTATGTATATTCATCATTTATCCTTATATCGCCAGATTTGATCTGAGTTAACCTGCCCCAGTAAACTGAAGTATTCATCGGTTGGATAATATGATTGATAGACACTATTTGCTGCAATTGTGGGAGGTTGTCTATCCAATTTTTTGTATACGCTATTAACGTGTACCGTCATCTCATTAGTTTTATAATTTGGATCTGCAACTGCCTGTACATAGTCAATAAAGCCCGAGAATAAAAGCATTGAGTACAACATTCTACTGTCATAGGGATTAAGAATCACTAACCTAATATTAACCTGTGCATCTTTGAGAAAGCCCCCTAATGCAAGCTGTCGTACGGATGACGTTACGTTAGAAACCTTGAAATTAATTGCATCATTACTAATACCCTTCTCCTCAGTAAATGATGGTAAAGAATCCTGAATTATATCGGGAAAACTAATATAGTTGTTACCTTCAATCTCAATATTCGTTAATCCATCCGTCCAGTAGAATGAATTACTCCCCTTTGGTAGTACATCAAAACACCTTACATGCACGCCCAATGACATAACTTCCATTACGGAAAGGCGAGTTTTATTACCACCGCGAACAAGGTTCCAATACTTTAATAGCTGGGGGTTAGTTAAAATATATTCATCCATTAGATAATATTCTCCGTTCCCTTAAACTGCATAGTGACAATGCTTTCAACGGGTAGGGTATAATCGTTATCATTATCCAGTACCGCTTCAATGATTAGATTGTCATAGATAATAACCTCACCCGCCTGTACAATATTTTGTAGTGCTGGGAATACAGTCAGGGATGTATCAGTACAGTCAATAACCCGATATATTTTATTATGATTACCAAATTGAATTAACTCACCAACTGCAATTGCATTACTGTTAGTATTAATGACGATGGAACCTTTTGGTACTTGTGTTTGACTCGTTAAACTACCCTGCTGCATACCCACATAATTACTCAAATGACCTAAACTCATTGTGAATGGTTTACCCTGTGAATACTGAGCAATAAAATTGAGTGCTTCACCTCGATCCTTAATATTGAAACTCAAATTGAATTGAATCTTATAGTATTGAATGCCAGTGCTACGTGTGATCTTTTGTCCTGTCCAAGATTGGTTTGAGTACATCGGCTCGGTACTTTTAATCTGGAAATTTGTAACCTTAATTTTATTTGTGAATGTTGCCATATAAAATCCTCATAGTTTTTATATGGTATTTATAAGAAAGGGACAACCGCCCCTTTCTTATGAATTTCTTTTCTGACTATTACGTACTGCCTGTACTACTGAGTTTTGATGCTTTTTCAACATCTCACTGAATTTAGCATCATCATCCATATTCCCATTAACTATTAACGGTGCATTTACAGTAATGTCGCCACCGCTTGAACCTTTCTTTTCTTGTGCATCTAAAAACTTCGATAATTTTGCATTTGCAGGAGCCTGCACTACCCGCTCCCCTTTTTGAAGCACGAAAGATTTGTTATCAAGGTGCGATGGTAACTCATCTATACCACCGTGGAACTGACCTGAAGCAGCTCCCTTTGCAGTACTGATGATGGACATTCCAAGTGATGCCACTTGAGCGTATGCGGCCAAACTTGCAGGGAATGGAGTAGCCAGTGCCTGGGCCAATGCAGACTGAATAGAGAGAATTGTCTGACTGATAGTAATACCTCTGGATACTGCCGCTGCGGCCTTAGCTGCCCCACTGCTTTCACCAAATGCTGCAACCATGCCATTCGCTAATGACTCTGCTGTAGTACCGAATATGCTTAACTGTGCCTGTGCATTCTGGTTACTGATCGTGATTGCCTGAGCATTGTATTTTGCAGTAATTTCAGATTTGCGTTTCTCGTAGTCCTCATGACCCTTCAGTAGCAAATCATTCTGCTGTAGTTCCAGGTTCATAGCTTCCCGGTTCTGCTGTAACTGCTGCTCCTTGTTATCATAGGCAAAAGGGTTATCACCATTGATACGCTGGTTCTGTTGGTCTGCGAGGAAGCCAGTCTGTTTCTGGTTCAGGCCACCACTATTAATTAGAGTGTTGGTTTCTTTCAATCCCTGATTGGGATCGGTATACCCAATCATTGAGTTAACGAGGTTTGTACGCTGGAAGTTCGCAGACTGGTTTGCACTGTCGATGTACTTAGCTAACTGATCAGCAGGGAGACCGAGAGTCTTTGCACTATCCTGAATGGTTTTGATTAGAGCTACCTGTTGTCTCTCGAAAGACTTCAGGCGGAGATCACCGGCGTTTTCTCCAATCTGACTGAGTGCGGCTTCCAGATTACGCTGAGCGGTTAGGCGTTTAGCATCCGCTGCTTTCTGGGCCGCAAGACGCTTGTTACGTTCTTGTTCTGCTTTCTTTGCAGCATCAGCAGCATCTTTTTGTTTATCTCTCCAACCGTCACGAGGGGCGGTTACTACTGCCATATCATTCTGGAAGGTATTGATTAGAGAGTTAAGATTGTCCCGCTGCTGTGCAAATTCATTACTTTTACCATTGTCCATACTGCCCGTATGTAGTGCTGCACCTTGATAGTTCAATGCACCTGCAATGCGTAACTGTTGCCAGATATCAAACATATCCTGAAGCGAACCAGTAGATTTTTTAATCCGTTCATTCAGATCTTCAAATAAGCCCGCTTCATGAGGTTTTTGATTTGAAGCTTCATATACTGAGTTCATTACTTTCACAAGCGGGTTTAGGCCATCTGCGATAGTACCTTTAATGTTGCCCGTTAAACGAGTTAGATTTTTATCAAATTCAGCGTAATTGGCAGCAGCTTCATTACTAACTGCTGCGTTCTGACTTTGGATAAAATTCATCGCTTCTGTTTCGTTATTAAATTTCTGTAATGTACTGATAATATGTGAACTATCCGAAGCCAAACCTTCCATTGCAAAAACGATCTGACCTTGTGATGTACCTGCCTTTTTCAAATCATAATAGGTAGCTATTAGTGCTTTCAAACCACCATCAGTTTGATTTAGGAATTTGTTATATCGATTCTGTTCGATGCCCAGAGCCTTGAGATCATCAATGATTCCTCCACCATTAGAGAAACTATCTGAGAGTTTTTCGAGTGAATCTTTATTAAAATCGCCAAATTTGTCTAAGCCAAGATTCAATCCTGCAAAAGCACTATTAAGCTGCTGAAGCTGTACTACCGATAATCCAGTACTACGACTGACCTCATTCATCTCACTGACATATTCACGCGAACTATTTACGAGCATTGCAAGTCCGCCAGCTCCTACCGCTGCCGCTCCCGCCAGCCCCGTAAATGATGTTGCCAGACCACCAACCATACCGGAAAGGCGTGATGTCATATCTCCAATAGCACCGCCAGCATCATTACCAAACTGATTTAATGAGTTTTGCCCTGCCTGTAATGCACGTTGTAATCCAGTAACATCACCATTTATTTGAAACTGGATTTGATTATTGTTTGCCATTTTTCTTTTTCCCTTCAATGCGTTTTTTGATTTGCTCTCCCATAGCCTTTATATTTCTCGCCTGAGCTTCTTTCGCTTCCCGATCCCGCCTGTCAGCCTTTTCTTTCATGGTCAGATTGCCTTCACTGAGGATATCAAGGAAATCAAAATCCTTAACCTTAATACTTTTGCGTACTTCATTAGTCAGATTTGGATTATTCAATGTTGTGTTATAACAACTGTGAGCATGGAATAGCATGTCTAAATGCGATCCCGAAGGTTCAATATATGTGTCATATACCATTAGCATTTCAAATAAATCAGGATCTAACTCATTAAATTCAACGGGAGTTAAACCCCGTTTATTAATCATTTTTAGGTAATAACGCAAGCGAGGATCGGTTTTTACTTTTTTTCAATTTCATCAACTTTATCAACAGTTACGAGATTAACAATCGCCCCATAAATTTCACTCTGATATTTGTAATCGATACTGTTTACATTGATTCGACCCTCAATATCTTCATCTGCAAAGATAGGATCGCCATTCTCATCCTTCACACAGAGTACTAAAGTTTTCGTAACGGTATCGCAATTTGCAAAGTCACGGCCAGATGGACGATGAATAAAGATCTTAAAATTTTGAATGGTAAATTCATGTAATTGTGGTTGTAGCTTTTGTTTTAATTCATTTAGATTCATTCTGTTTCTCCAATAAAAAAGGGAAGATAATATTTCTTCCCTGTATTTATATTTTATTGGATTAGACCGCTATCAATCTCACCAAGATCAGTTACGATTTTGAATGTTTTTGTTACCACCTGATCTTTATCACCCTCTGTTACTGCTCCACCCACGTAACATTGATACACCTCGAAAAAGCCTTCTGTACGAGTTTCATCAGTAAAGATTTCAACCTTGATTTGACAACGCTTCTGATCTTTTGCGAGTTGTTCGAGTTTCTGGTGTACTACGTTATCTGGGATGAAGTTCACCTTTAGATCACGATCTTCAATGGATTTAGTACCCAATAGTTTGCGATTGTATGCAGAATTAAAACTGACAACATCTATTGTTGCACTCGAAAAACCTAAACTCATGAATGCAGCAACTTCAGGTACTTCCTGAAAATCAGTTGCAACGGTAGTGCCTGCTGATCCTACTGATACACTAAAATGTGCACCCGAGAAAATGTCCATAGCCATATTAATATCCTTATTAATAAGTTTTTATTTATTGTGATGGGGTAAAATCCATTTACCCCGACTGTATTTATTTATTTGCCAGTAGTGACTGTACTAAAGCTTTTAGTTCATCAATCTGTTTCTGTTGTTCCAGTACTAAACCACCGAGGTAGTTTGTAGCAAGAAGGTTATCAAGCATAATTGGATTGCTGTCTAACGTAAGTTGTTCAATAGTATCTTCCCCTTCAATTTCTTCATTGAATTTGAGAAGTTTCACGTACTCTGGATCAATTGCTTGCATATCCTGTGCAATTACGCCACGGCGAACACGACGCTTTTCATCTGCTTTATATACATATGTGGCAGGTTTAATCTGCATAATATTGTTAAAAGCTACTTTACCATCAGTATAATCAACATCATCCTTTAATTTAATGTCACAATTTGGATTTTTCTGGTAAATGTAACTTTGCCCGTCAAAACCGCCGACAGCTGATGACCAACTACTAATATCAGCATTCACAGGGTTAAAAACAAAAGCACGACCATATCTATTATCTCCATAACAATACATAGCAACACTCGGCCATGCATTATTACCCCCACTGATAGCACCTATTGAGGTGGATAATCCGTATCCACCAGTTGAAGACGTGCCAAAAGTTAGTGCTGCGGCAAAACCTGAATCGTTATTAGTGGTGGTTCTGACAAAATATGGACTAACTCCACTGTCACCAGGGGCATTCCACGATCCCATCTGCCCGGATGCGTCATGTTTTTCTGCATGAGATACTCCGCTTGGATACCACATAAAACTTGCTGCCTGACCTAATTCAGGTGAAACAACGTTCATTTGAATAGTATTCATTGCTGCCGTAGCAGATCGAACAAGCCCCAACTGCCAATAATCTCTGTACCAGTTGCCAGAAATATTATTTACATAACCTCCAGTAACCCCATCATTAGGAGAATTTTGGAGAATAATTGTTTTATTACCACCAACCTGTGTTAATACCCCTATCGCATTACTCTGCGAGGCGTAAATGTTCCCACTGATTGCCCCTCCAGATTTACCATCAATTGTTGATAAACGGAGATCATTACCTGCTGCTACGGTCCCAGCTACTGTACCAACGTTTAGTACTGCACTGTTACCCAGACCCATATCACTACGTCTGTCTGCTGCTGTACCATATGTACGAACCCAGGGACTCCATACATTACTGGATGTAGCAGAACTATAATAGCAACGACGCATGTATACATCATCACGTTCAAATGGGTAATACAGTTGGGTACATGAATTAGGTGTAATTGCATTATTTTGATAAACAATTAATACGCCTGCAACCTGAACTGGATAGTTATTGGAAGGAGTGGCACTGGAGTTAAAATTACAGTAATATTTGCCTTCTTTAGTACCATCAAATGAATTTAAATTATTTCCTGCCTGTAGTGCATTTACATTACTGCTGAATGCTCCGACGTCTTTTGCAGTTGGGTTGAACCCGGTATGATATATCTGACGATCAATCGAATTACCAACACTATCAACTGCCTGACGGAATAATAATTGAGAGCTGCCATTGATACCGAAAAACTCATCGGCCTTGATTGATTTATCATTGTTATGACGCCATATCATTGCATGAGATGATTCGCTTGATAGTGATGCCCACATTCCGGCATTTACAGCCGTACGTAACCCCTGAGCTACTGGCACAACTAACTGCCCGGTCATGGTATCGCCAGTACCATCTACGTAGCGTACATCACTCTCATACCTGCTATACACGTCAAGTGCACTTCTGGCTCCCGCTGCGGTAGTGGCCCCCGTACCGCCAGATTCCATACCCAGTGCATTACTCAGTACCAGATTGTTGATCACGGATTTTTTACTACCGGCATCATATGAGAAGACGTTAGCCCCGCCGGTATTGGTTTCCTGAATACGGAATGATTGCAGATCATTAACGATGACGTATGGAGTACTACCAGCGTCCGTGTCCTGGAACTTGATAGTAGGGTTTGCTGAAACCAGTGTGAGAGGGTTGTTAGCACTACTGTTGAACGTTGCATTACCCCCAGTGATAGTTACCTGATTTGCGTTCTGTGTAGCCATTGTGCCCAGTCCCAGGTTATTACGAGCTGCGGGTACGTCCGGTACATCACTCAGATTACTGGCCTGAACGAGCTGCTTTGCGTTATGTACTTCAGGGAGACCTACATCGCCTTTACTCAGTACTACATCGCCCTTACCCAGCACATACCCATTTACGGTACGCTCTACTGGTACAGCACCCACATCATCTGGCGTCAGTACTATATCGGTACTGAGAGGCTTACGGTTCACTGTTCTGGTAAGGGGTACGTACCGTGCATCCATCTGTGTAGCCGTATAGATACGAGTCCATGCAGTACTCTGATTTTTTGCAAAGATACTTAGCGTTCCTGATTTAGTCATGACTAACGCTGTAGTACTGGTGCTATCAACATTACCAATACCCAGAAGATCACTACTGGCAGGATTACCCGGCATACTTGATGTAATCTTAATGAACCCATTGCCGGTTACTGTATCGGTCTCATACTGGGGTACATCAAGTCCGTTACTACCTACCCCATAGTCACCCTGCATCAGAGGTAGTAGTGAGTTTGTCGTAACTGGCCTGCTCACTACCTCAGTGGTCTGGAAGGTGTAGGTTTTGGTAACTACTGCATCCTGATTGCCACTACGTGCCGCACCACTAATCGAACCATTCAGGATCGCACTGTCCAATGTGCCTTCACTCTGGCGGTAGTTAATGATGAGCTGGAACTCCTCCTGATCATTCGCCCTTTCATCGAGGAACTGCTGTGATTCATCACCCGTGTAATTTACAACAATACTGATTGGTGCTGTGTCCTGTTCTGCGAGTAGTTTTGTTTCATAATCACTATCATAAGTTTCGAATGTTTTTGTTTGTGATTCTATTTGTAATATTGGGAATGCTGCAATCTCATTAATTTCAGTATTATTGACAGATTGAGGAGTTCTGTTACCTGTATCTGTATTGTAAAAAATTCTGAGGCCGTTCCCTGAAAAAATATCTGCCATAAATTATCCTTATCGTTTTTCGGTTACGATAATATTTATGGTAAACGCGAGTGAAACAGTCCCCGTTACTGGATCAGTGATGATATCGCCCTGTTCATAGGAACATGAGAACATAATCAGCCCCGCTTCCTTGAATACATTCGGTCTTGCACTATCGAAGGCTTTAATGATTTGGTCATAAGTTATACTGGGGGCAGTATTAGTACTTTCAGGTTTTGGACTCACGAGATATTGGATAGTAAAATTACCCATCTGGCGATTACTATTGAAATTAGCTCTTTCAAATGAGAAATTGAATGCAATTTCCGTAAACACATCTGCATCACGCGATACTTTTAGATTTTTCGTTGCACCAATGAGTACTTTCATCGCTTGCCGTACTTTAGTTACAAGGCTCATTAATAATCCTCCGCAAAGTTTTGACTATCAACTGAACGGTAATAGATATTCACTAAACCAGAAAGATCATCAACAATGTTATATACTTCATACTCCATACTTTTGATACTTAAAACAGATCCGATAACTATACCTTTAACGTCATCTTTTTTTGCCGTACAAAATGTTTCCGTGCCTTCGATAAAGGAACCACCAGCATTAACAGAAATGGGGACAACCTCTAATATTGCATTAAAAGTTACCCCCATATTACTTTTTACTGGCTCACCGAAAGCATTCAGAAACATATTCGATTGTGAATATGTGAATGCTCTCATAATTATGCACCAATTTTAATTACGCGAAATGCTTCTGGATTAGTAAGTGCGAATGCAATATCAGCCCACACACGTGCGATTACAGATCCACGATTACGGTTAGTGGTATCGTCCATATCGAGTTCAATAGCATCGCCCCACTGACCAATCGCTACTTTAGAGAAATCACCGAGGATAACGAAATCACCCGCACCAGCCAGTACCTTTGAGTCATAAGCAGGTACGCCACATAGATCGCCATCATCGAACAGATATACAGCAGCAGTGTTTGCACCACGTAGAGTACTGCGTAATTTTGCCTTTGTGGATGGGGCCATTACCGCACTAATATTGCTGAACAGAACACCTTCATCACCAAGCTCACCCTGAGCTTCTACGATAGTACCGTAATCATATGCATCAATGGTTTTGACATTGCCTGCTGCTACAGCCGCATCGACAATCGCCTTCATGATGATGGTTTCGAGACGGGTAGCAAAACCAGTTACGATAGCCTGAGAAACGATCTGCTCAATCTGCGGACACGTCTTAACAACACTACGTGATAGTGGTACAGAACCGGTATAGGTTACTGGTTTAAGTACTACAGATTCGAAGTTTGCATCAACTTCTGGAGAAACACCGTTTTCTGCAATCGGACCGAAACTTTGAGTGAAATCACCGGATAGTTTTGGTAGTGCAATTTCAGAGGTAAGCCCGGTATACATCTGTACTGGGAAGTTTTTGAGTACTGACTGAGCACGCAGTACATCAATAAATGATCCATAAAGTACGTCAGTATGGATTACATCTTTTGCAGTTGTAGTAGTGACACCAGCACGAATGAAATCTCCGTTTTTGACCAGTACACCATTTTTACCAAATTCAGCCTCTGCATTCTGGCCGTCGAGCATATTACGCATTAGCGTATTTAGAGAGAAATTATTTTCCATGTTTTCGTCATCCTTGACAGTAATATTTTTATTCATGATCTGGCGTTTAAACCCATCAATGGATAAACCAGATTTAATTGCCTCATCACGAATTGAATCGGCTATAGTAAACGCTCGTGAAATTGCATTGATCTCATTAATGCGGCGTTCATTTTCATCCTCATCCTGAACTTCCTGTTCTGGTTCGGATTCTGTATTATTTATTGTTTCTTGTTGTTCTAAGGTGGCTTCAGCCACTACAATTTGCTCTTGATTTAAATCTGTCTTTTCATCAAGCTCTATTTGTGCTTCATCTGATTCTGTACTCAGTACTTCATCATTTTCAAGAGACCGTCCAATACCTACTTCATTATCTGCTGGTACAGTAACCATGCTGATTTCGTACGGTTCCCAGCGAGTAACTAAAAGATCCTCACCCCTGATTTCATAATCAAGAATTGAATACCCTACTGATACTTTTTGTAAGGTACGTTCCTGTACCATTGCAAATTTTTCAGCACCTAAACCTACCGAACTGAACCGTACGAATGCACGAGCCACATGATCATTATCGATGGTAGCACTTTCAACAATCCCAATATGGTCATCCATATTGTGGTTGAATAGTAGAGCCGCCCCGGAGTTTAGACGTTCGAGAGAAACGTTTTCTGTACCATGCAGAAGAATTTCATTAAATTCCTGCCCTGCGATATTACGAGTGACCGGGGTTTCTGAACTGAATGCTAAAAGTACAGTACGATTTTCGTCATCCGAGAGACTATTATCAATCGATAGTGTCATCTCCCGCTTCTGATTCTTTTGAATTTTCATGTTTTGAACTTCCCTGTTCATTATTTGTTTTTATATTTATTTCCATCTCCAGCTCATCAAATACATGCTGTGGTTCCATACCCAAATCTCTAATAATTTGAGAGCGACTTTTAACACCCATATTTAGTAATATTTGCTCGTATTGAGCATCTTTAACAGGATCAAGAGATACTTGTTTAGGCAAATTAAAAGTTACATTTGCAATGTTTTCGAAGTCTAAGAATGAAAGATTGTTAAGCTCTGATACCATTAAGCGTTTAACGAACTCACGGTAAACAGGTTTCAAAATTTTACTGATAAGCAGGTTTGAACGTGTTTTAAAATTCTCTTTTGAAATACGATCAGCCATCTTTGCCGCACTGAATGAAGCGTTTTGAGTATCACCAGTAAGCATGGATTTAGGCACCCCTAATCCTGTGCTGATGGTAGTCAGCACCGCATCACTGAACTCAGTGATTTTGTCTGTACCTGCCGTAGGGTTGAGTACCTGAATTTGTTGTCCCGGCTGAAGCTCTTTAATCGTACCCGGCTCGAAGTATTCGATATGCTCACGTTCTACTGGTTCGCTGTCGAGCAACTCATCCTGCATAGTGTCGCTACTGGTAACGAAGCCCATAGAACTACTGGCGATCTTCTTCTGAATTACAGCAGCTTCGTTGTAGGAATTGAAATCCTCAAGCGTTTTGAAGACGCTAATAAAATCGGGAAAACCTCTTTCCTGCCCCACAAACTCCGGGATGAAGTAGTGAAGGATCTCATTTGCGGGTACACGTTCAGTGCTGGAGGCATTGATTGTGTAATTCAGCGGGTTGATATCAGCAATATGGTATGCCAGTACTTTACCGTTACGATCCCTTTCAATCCCATTACTGATGTACGCACCATTTTTAAGTAGTTCGTTTTTGGTGCTGGGGATGCGTGCAGCGTCGATGACACTGATCTGTAGAGTTCGCCCTGGATGCAAACGTAGAAAAAAATCTCCGTCCGTGCATCTTGAACGTTCGGCAAGAGCCTGAAGCATATCAAGTGACAACGTGCCATCGAGAGAGAAACGGGATACATTCGAAGCCCATTCATAGAACAACTTATCAAGACGGTCGGCCAGTACCTGATCAGTGTGATCACCTACAATCGGGGCCGGGCGAATTGTAATCCCGTCCGCACCGGCCACATTGCCTGCTGACATAGATACATAACGGCGTGCATATGGGTTCTGTAGTGTCAGTGAGCGGGATGCATCACGTAACGCGGTGAGGGACTGTCTCAATACTGCATTGATGTTCACATTCTGGACTCCCGTACCATATGTTCCCAGTACTTTGGCTGGTAGTCCGGTCAATGATCGCGTATCAGTTTTAAATTCTGATTTACTGTACGTTCGTTTCGACTGCGAAGTTTTTTGCTTTGGCAGTGGATTTTCTTCCTGCCGTTTATTAAAAGGCCACATTCCTTGTGCTCCTGTTATTATCGGCAATGAATTGTAGATTTAAAAAACCCAACATTGCCCTTCTTTATTTTTCTCTTCAGATCATTGACCTGTTTTGTAATATTATTCTTAAGATTCATTAAAGTAGTTAAGTCTTCGTGAATTAATGTTTTATTATTAATAGTTAGTTGCGAAGCATCATTATTAATACGTGCAGATAGTACCTTATTGATCTCATCAAGCTGTAGTTGCAACTCCGTAAGCCTGTCTGTTTGTGCCATTGGATTAATTACTATAATGCTATCTATGTTAATATTCCCATTTGTATTTAGCACAATAGTGTAGTAACCAGCCTTAAAGTTTGCAGTATCAATTCTGACAGTATTAGCTTCGGTGCTATCATTCTGATACTCATACAATGTTTGGGTACTATTCCCTATTTTGATTGTTGTATTGGCGGGAAGTGGCTCATACATCACCTCACCGATAAAAATTTTATCTTTCATTTAATTACCTCCAAACCATGATTTACCAAGAGTGGTAGATGTTCTGGAGTATTTATTAATTTCTACTTGCGAAGGTGGCGGTACTGGCTGTAGTGCTTTTTTTTTTGTGCTTCTGTAATTGCGTAATGCTTTAAACGGTTGTGCTCCCAATTTACTTAGTGCGAGCTTCATCATGCAAAGGGAGTAAACAAGCGTATCGAGAGCCTCATTACGGCGGCCTGGTATGCACTTCCAGCGAAAACCACTACCAGAGCGTTCTAAATTTTCTGCCGTTAATTGGTCGAAATACTGCTCTGGTAGATCATAAGCGAACCGGATAATTAATGGGGCATCCTGTTTTTCAGAAAGTGCGTTGTTGAGTAGCGATCTGACCCAGCTTTTACCTTCATGCACATTAAGCATGTAGAACTGGCGGCCCTCTGCTGTGCTTCGTTTAAACAGGGGCGATACCGTACTACTACTTCCCTTGATAGCCTCGAATCTCTTATATGCCTGACAGAACGCGTGTACCGTCTGGGTAGCTCTACCGTTACCACTATCAACGGCAACCTTGAGTACCGGGACATTACGCCCCGATACTGTTCTGAACTGCTGATTACAGAATGCAGCGAGTTCGGAGTATGCCTTAGCCCCCTTTACCTCACAGTTAGGTGCATAGAAGTATCGATACCCCAGTACAAAAAGCTCTGTTTCATTGAACCCAAGTACCTGGGCCTCAAGCCTGTCCTGCTGCTGATCGCATCCAACTACCAAACCCAGTACCGAATCAGGTATTTGGGTTAGATCAAATGACTCATCTCTGAGGGCTTCGAGCTGGAGATCATCAATGTCATCCTGAAACTCTGAGTAGTGCAGGCCGAGTACCGTGTTATAGAAGCTCTGGTAGGAGTACTCATACCAGGCCATTTCGAACTCTTTAGCGATGGCCTGGATTGTACTGTTTGGTGAATAAAGCCGGTTGATAAAAAACCCGGCGGTATCTGTCACCTGGGGATTGGTAGTTATCCATCGCCCACCAGCTACCATCCTGATACGTTGCGATTCAGTAATCTCCGTGTCGCATTCAGGACAGAACAGTTTCGCAGTACGTGAATCTGGCAGATCACGTCGCCCTACTTTACGCCATTCGAATTTTACGTTTTCCCATTTAAGGGTGTGCTCATGTTTACAATGGGGACAACATACGAAGTACTCGCGTTGATCGCTGTTCTGGTACTCTACGTCGATTGCATCCCCGGCAAAGGTAGGAGTACTACTAATAAGAATCTTTGCCTCCTGTCCAAAATCCGTTGCACGTTGTTCTGCAAGGCGGACTGGATTTCCTTCATCCGAGTTTTGATCTATGGCTGAGATTTCGTCGAGTACGATTCTTTTTAATGTTTTTCCGCGTAATGCTTTAGCACTGCCAAGCGTCATGAAGTAAAGAAAATTACCGTCCCGTAATTCTATTTGGTTTTGGTTATTAGCTTTAGTTTTATCATTTTTATCAGTAACAAGATCTTTCAGAACAGGTACAGCATCAATAGTTTTATCAATTTTGCCAGACTTCCATTGCTTCAACTCTGCTAATGAAGATTGTGCAATGCCAATATTACTTGAATCTGTAGCCATCCAATAAAAGAGTGCTGAGTTTAATATTGTGGTTTTAGCAATTTGAGCACTTGTTTTATATACCACCTTTCGGAAACGATCATCTTCAATAACATCCAACATTTCATGCTGGAAAGAATAGAGTTTGATCTTTTGTCCTGCTGCACTACCATCGGGAAGTATCAAATGTTTCTCAGCCCATTCTGATGGTTTATACTTAACTGGCGGAAGTAAATTTCGTACTGTCTGTTTCAGTATCTTTGATATGTTCATCCTTGAACGATCCTTCTAATGTCATCTGCCCTATTTCATTAAGTACTTCATCAATCCGTTGAAGCAGTACTCGCTTAACATTTAGGGCATTCTCTTGCTCGTGTAACTCATGATGTACTCTGTTTGGTAAAGTACGAATATAGTCACGTAGGGTTTTGAAGTACTTTGAAAGCTCCTGCTCTACCTGTTCGGCATCAAGCAAGTTACCAATACTTTTTTGAACCTCTGCTTCAGATAAATCAGCTTCAGCCTGTAACTTACGTAACCGTTCACGTTGAATCTGTTCATTGAGATCAGTTTCACGAAGGGGTTTAAGAACATGTTCAATAATCCATTCCCTCGCCTCTTCTTCTTGTTGGGGCATCCCCTTCGCTTTCCACTGACGAACGGTGCTTTCATCGTAACCGTACTGTTTCGCAATTGAGCGTAAACTAATCATATTTGTAATCCTCGTTTATCATTAAAGTATTTATTGTTTTTGCCGATAATACGATCACATAATTTTGTAAGTGGCAGGATGGCAGCATGACTTATAAAGCTGATGCAATAACTGTTCGTAGCATCATGGATCAATTTATAAAAAATGATGTGATTAAAGAGAAGTTACGTTATATATGCACTAAAGAAAGAAATGACTGGGAGAAATGGTTACAGTTAGAGCTTGAGTTCTTTATGTCTAATCTTCCAGGGATTATCGTTGATAGAGAAATTCATGCTTTCCCTGATAACAGAAAGCTGAAGGATCAGTATAACATGTTTATTGATTTAGCATTTCGTAAGGAAAAGACTCGCCAAAACTCGTATATTTTCTTAGAGCTTAAATGCACCAATAACGTACAGCCATTAATAAATGGCTTCATTAGAGACGCTAATAAGGTCTATGCTATAAAAAAATGTATGTATGACACTCGTTCCTTTTGGTGTGTAGGTTTTCATAAAAATTGCACTGATAGAAGCATAAAAAAAATGAATGACTTTGTAAGTAGACATGAGTATGGATATCATGAAGTCATAAAGCTTTGCGATTGCCCAGAAGATTATGACTGCGAATGTGAAGATAATAAGATTGGATTTGCCGTAATCTAAAAAATGCGGTGCGGGCATATTAAAAACTCGCATTCATGCGAAAAATAACGGGCTGACGAAAACCCCCGTTCTGTGACTGCTCCAGGAGGAACCATAGCAATCGGCCCCTATCGAACTATAAGAGGATGTGTAGTAACACATGAGCAAGGGCATTGATATTTTTCAGAATGGATTGTAGAGCTTGCTGGAAGGGATTAAGTACCTTCATGGAGAAGGTACTTAAGTGTAATTACACACTTTTATCTGAACGCTTTTCAACTTCGAGCAGGGTTGCAGTATCGCCATCTTTGTTCCAGATGCTTTTACTTAAACCCCAATAGTAATAACATATCTTTTTGTCACCTTGTTTTTTTACCTTATTATTACCATCACCCGTAAACAAATAAATCAAATCTCCGTCCTCTAAACGCTCATACGGTGAAGCGTCATCGAAATAGAAAACATGCCTTAATTTATTTGATAATGTGCCATCTTTATAAGTGTTGTCCAGAACTGCATGATACCAAGTAAAAACATCATCACCTTTAACTCTAAGTATAAGCATTTCATTATTAATATCACCTGCACTCTCAACCCCGTAAATCTCCAGTGCCATTACCTGTATCTCCTAATGTTAGATAGCCGATCCCCACGTATGCTACAACCAGTGCTGGGGTTGTCCTCATAGCGGTACTGTACTCTACAATCGCTTTGGAACTGTGGCCGGTAGTACTCAATACCGCTGCCCGTAGTGTACTCATGGAACACCACTATTCGTCTACCCTGGAAATCTGCAACTAACGCCTTATCCATGAAACTGTGATGAGTGTTACATCCAGTAAGTACTATCACCATCATGAGCCATACCTTCACATGAATGTTTCCTTACATCAGGGTATGAACCTTAGTGAATGGCACGGTACGGTACTGGCCCTGTACTCCCCAGATACCTGCTTCCCGTAACATTGGTACATGTCTCCTGTCCTCAAACGAGGGAACAATGATCCGATCACAATACTCTCGCAGGTTTTTAATGAGGACGGGGAATGTAGGCTTGATTACCTCATTATTGAAAAAATCGTTATCCAGCTTCACTACATCATAGTTATGAGTAACGAGGCCAGATACGTCACTATCCCCCTTCCCAAGATCAGACAGCCACATAGCATTACGTATGCCCCTTAACTCATCCCGTACCGTACTGACACTCTCTGAGAGTTCGAGTCTTACGAATGGTAATGAACTTAGTGCATAACGCAGTGCATTATCATGGCTCAGTAGTACGGCAGACTCTTCATCACATACTGATAACGATACTGTTACGCCACGTTTGAGTATCCAGGCTGCTTGTTTAGTAATTGTCGATAGTTGCTCATATAGGTAGTTACGTTTCTCATCCGTACTCCAGGTTCTGATCACCAACTCTGGATGTTGTACATGTACCCCATCATTGAGTAGCACCGTCTGTACTGATACTCCCAGAAGTTGTCCTGCTACGGAGGTAATCGGTTCTGCGACAAAGTGGTATGGCTGCTGTGTAGTTTTCATTTTTCATCCATTGATATGTGCAATAGCGAGATTGTACGAATGGCTGTGCCAGGTTGTGTCAATCCGCTAAGTTATTGAAATTGATCATTTTATTGATCAATTTCAAATAGATATCAATATTAATTTTCCCATAACTTTTTGAAATATCACTTAAGGCAATGATTTCAATGAGAATAAATTTTTTATTTGCCTGAGCTATGAAGGGATGTGCAACGCTGTATGCATATACAGTAATAGGGAGGGAGGCAAAATGACGAGTAAAACAGGGTTTGATCCATCACAGACACATGGTGTACAGGCGTTCCAACACCTGGACCGGTACTATCGAATCTGCTTCTACGGATCGGTACTGGAACATGTGCGAATAGGTGAGAAGGTATTGTTTCAAAACGAGGCGGGGATGTACTGGATCGGTACTATAGAGAGGGATTGTTTCATGTTCGTTGGTGATGGGTTGTTCGATTCGGTACTGGATGCCCTGGGTTATGACAGTGATGTAGAGAGAATGAAAAAGTTAGCGGAACAGGATGATTGGTTCTGCGATCAGGGAGAGTTGCCATTTTAAATTTTTCTCACCCGCCCACACCATAACAAACCAACCCAAAGTGAGCGGGTGAGAAAATGCAGTATACCAAGTTATATATTTAATGGTAAAGTTATATAGCAATATTATTCACGCGGATATCTAATGATGGAATTTAAAAAAGCGAACTCAGTTTTATTACTAACTGTTATGTCACTCTTTATTATTGCTATTTTAGTATTATTGAAAGTACTTTTATCTGACAGTAAAAACCTCGAATTAGGCAATGTATCTGACAGAATATCTGCTGCATGTAATATTGTTATGGCTGGGGCTGCTATTTTTGCTGCCTATAGTGCAAAGAAATGGGTAAAGCAACGTACACATACTGTTGGTTTCGAGAAAGCCGAGAAATTAATAACCTTAATTGACAATCATTATGGATGGATAGATCTTAACAGAATGCAATTAGTTTACTTATCTGGTTACTTAAATGCGGTTCATGAAAACATTGCAGAGTTAAGTTTTGATAAAGAAATTGATTATTATGAACTTAAATCTGAATATGAGGTGAAAAAAGAAGAATTAAGGGGTATTTATTATCAATTTGAGCTACTTGAAAGATGGGGGCTAAATTCTCGTTATAAAAATCTTATAGATAGCACTATTAAAAATATGGATTTATATTTTACTGATATGATCACTTGTTTTCAAATTGCCGCCTATTGGATTGAATCATTACGGAGCGGAAATGATGGGTACGATAATTATCGTGAAAATCTTGAGAAGTTTATGAGCGATGCTGTATTTGCATATCAGCGTTTTGATGAAGACTATGAAAAATTCAAACGAATTAAATTTGACGATCTCTTTAAACTTCATTAAGGCTTATATTAATGATAATTTGCTTTAAGTTGCCAGTACATTGCGGTACTGGCATTTTGTTATGCCCTGTTCAGTAAAATTGATGACAGACGCATAACATGAGATGCAAGTACTTAATTATTTACTATATAACCAATGCCCTGCTTTGGCACTTTCAATGAGCATCCCAACAGTTAGAGGTTTATGAGGATCTGGTTCTTTGCTCCCCAGATACTCTGGATTTAGATAGTTAAGTATTTCAAACCCATCTGAATCTACGTTCCAACGTTTAAAATACTCTTGTAACAATTCTTCACTATCTTCAAACACGAGTTTAAGATCATCCCTGATGCTCGTATCAAGCGTGATGGTACGCTTTGGCCCAAAGAGGAAGTACTTTTTCGGATTGTATTCTTGATCAATAAAATCAATGATTTCTTTTCCAATATCTCTCATTAGAAGTACGTCCACTGAATGCGATCTTTTGGAGCCACTACGCGATTATAAGTAGCTTTAACATCTCTTTGAATATTATAAATCGTTGTAAATGTCATAGCCCAACCGAGCCAGGGGACATTACGACCAACGAAACGCCCCAAGTTATTGCT